ATTGGTTTATAGTGTTGTCTTGCCAATCGTTTCTAACCTTATATTCTTTTTCTAATATGGTTACCTTTATCATTAACGCTTTAAGTTTTTAGATATTCTTGTTAAATCTGAAATAGCTTTATTAATAGAAGCACATGAAGAAGTATTTAATTCTTTTCTATCATTCTTAATCACATCTTGCATTTCTAAAACTAAAGAATCTATCTTTTCAGATATACTTTTTTTAACTGGAGCTTTAACTACTTTCTTAATTTTTTTCGGTGTTTCTTTTTTCTTTTCCATGTTGTAAATATAATAATTATTATTTGAATAAATGAGTTAACCTTGCACACTGTCCATACTCTTTATGATGTATAAAAGCCTCTATAGCTTTAGGTGCATGGCAATAGCCTTTTTTATTGTGCCATGCATCAGTACCTGAAGGGCTTCTAATATATTCTACTGTTACACCTTGATAGTCTTTACCACTTTTGAATTTAGTAACATCTTTATGATGTATGTGATGAAGGTAAACATATCTATAATCTGTTTCAGCCCATTCTTTTTTAGCTTCATTTGCCATTAATAAAGGCATATCAGCCATCTTTGCACCATCTCCATGACTAGAACTAATTAAATTCCTTCCATATTTGTAATACTTTCTATGTTTATTCGTAACATTAAACGTAACATTTTCACTTTTTCTAAACCAGCAGTAAATAGAATCAGCTAACATAAAACCACTTATAAAGTCATGATTAGAAGGATTATGAACTATATGAACATCTGCAACTTCTAAAAGCATATTAATAGCCTCTATGTAAACATTTCTAGCTATTATGTAGTTATTATGCCATGATCCATCTACATCCTGTATTGTTCCTGTAGTAGTTGATTTATTAGCATTATCTACGTGTAAAACATCATTCCCAATTATAAAAAGTATCTTTTCAATCTCAAAACCTGAAGCCTTTTTTAATATTCCTTCAATACCTCTAATGGCTCTTTGCTTTGCTATATTAGAATTGTATTTATCTCCAGTTTCAGAAGCTTCAGCTAGTTTTCCTACGTGTAAATCTGCAATATCAACTACTAATAAATGCTTATCTTTTATTGGTTCTCTATCTATATTTAGGTATTTAGGAGAATATTTGCTCATTTCTTCCTTAAATTCCTTTCTCATTTCATCATAAGGTATTACTCCTTTTGTATTCCTAATAAATACAGAAGCATCTTTACCTTTTAACCATCCATAAGCCCAATTTTCAGGCATTTGAAAATTACTGTTTTGTAATTTTTTTTCAAAAGTATTTCCACCTTGTAATTGAGTAGCTGATACACCTCTTAAACTTAAAAACTTTCTAATACCATTGGATAAAGCATCAAAATTATACTTTTCTTTTAAATGCTTTTTAATTACTTCTGAACTATTCCCCTGTTTAGATAACTGTACTACTTCTTCTTCATAATCCTTAAGCGTTTGTTTCATAGTTAAATATAAAATAAATTAAGCAATTGCACGTACTTTTTTTCTTCTTGTTATATTCCTGTCAATAGCCATTACTAAAACATCTACCTGATCATCATGTGATCCATTAGGAAAGGCTTTAAGTTCATTTAAAAAATCATTAATATATCTACCATCTAATAAATTAACTCTTCTTGATTCTATGAATGGAGATATTGCAGAAACTCTACTAACTTTGTCCTGTGTTGGTGGTTTATCTTCCATTATATTTAAACCTGTAGACTTTCTAAGCATTTGTACAATACTTTTACCACTTGCTTTAGGTTCTACATATATTCTACTAGAATTAGAATAGCCATTAATAGAAGAAAAGTGCTGTATTTCTTTTATAAGTTCAGGAAATTCTAATCTAACAGCCTTAACTTCTTTTATATAAAGTTCATTATTATAAAAAGCTGCACACATTAGAGCAGTTGCATCATTTTCTTGTTTACTTGTGTAAGCAGTATCTAAATAGAAATCCCATTTAAGATTAACTAATTTATTATTTGGATCTCTAGGTAATTGTTTTATGATATTAAACCATTCACCTTTAATTATACCACCATCACTAGGAGCAGGAAGCTGTGCATATTGACCTGAATAACCATAAGCACCTAAACCAATTTTAAAGCTGTTTAATACCTTTAATGATAATCTTTTAGGAAACAGTAAACCATCTACGTAATTATCTATTAATTCAGGTGGAGATATATTATTAGAAGATTCAGCAGGTAGACAAGTATAATCCCATTCATTACGTTCTTTATCTAATAACATTCCTGTTAAATCATTTTCATGTAGCCTTTGCATAACAACAATAAAAACACCTACTTCAGGATTATTTAATCTACTTCTTAAAGTTTCATTGAAGAATCTATTAGCATTTTCTCTTTCTATTTCTGATCGTGCTAATTGTGGGTTTTGTGGATCATCAATTACTATAACATCTGCTCCCATTCCTGTAACAGTTCCACCAGTAGAAGTTGAGTATCTTAATCCACCTTTAGTTGTGGTGTATCTTGATTTAGTATTTTCATCTTTAGATAACAGAACTTCAGGAAAATGACTTTTAAACCAATCACTTTCTATTATCCTTCTTGATTGAGTTGATAATGTAATAGATAAACTAGATGAATAAGATGAACTAATAAACTGCATAGAATCATCTAGAATCCAACAGTAAACACTAAAAAAAACATTAACTAATTCACTCTTTAATGTTCTAGGTGGTACGTTTATTAATATATGCTTATTTCTTTTTTCACCTCTTACTATTCTTTCAGCTTCTTTTTGTAGTTTATCACATAAATATTCTATATGCCAATTATACGTAAGCTCCTGCCCATTGTGTAATGTTTTAAAAGCTTCTAAACTAAATTCATAAAAAGACTTTCTGTATAACTCAGCCTTTAGGCTCGTTAAGTTTAAGTTGCTCAATAATACTCTTAATTGTTCCTGCATCTAGTTTTGAGTAATCTATTTCCGTTTTTACTGTTTGTTCTACATTACTTTCTATTCTATCTTTCCAGCCATGATTATTAATTAAAGTAAATCTAGTCATAGCAGAGTTTAATTGATCTAATACGCCTAATTTTTTTAATTTAATTTCTTGTATTTTCTTTGCACGTTTTATTTTTAATTCAAAACTTTTAGGAAATTTTATACTAAGATATGATATAAGTTCTTTGTATAAATCCTTTTCTATAAATAGAAAGTCTTCATAGAATATATTAGCATCTTCTTTTTTCATCCATTCTATTAGCTCATCTGCTAAATCTAAAGCATTTTCTTCAGTCCACTTTTCAGCAGCTAAATTACCAGCTTTAAAACTTGTTCTACTTTTCCCCATTATCTATTATTTCTTTTAAGTCTTTTAAAATATCACTATACAAGTGCTTAACGTGTGCATATCTAAGAAGCTTTAAACCTAAAATAGTTATATTATTATACTTTTCAATATCTTTTAAAAATCCTTCAGGTCTTGTATGCCTTCCACCAGTATAAACACCTCCTTCTAATTCAATAGCTACTTTTAGATCAGGAATAAACAAATCTATTCTCCACTTTCTAGTATCATGAAACTTATGCTCTAAGATACAATTTAAATTGAAGTCCTGAAGTATTAAAGCTTTTAGTACATCAGCATTAATAAGACTATTTTTAGGCTTCCTTTTAGCTTTTACCTTAGTAGGTGTGTATTTCTTTAGCTTACTCTTTTTTAGTAGCTTAGGTTTTCTCATATAAGACTGCTATCTATTATTGATTCAGTTGCTAAATCATTAATGTAGTCATCCAAAAGGCTCATTTTATAAAGTTTAAAATTTGCTTGTAATATAACAAAAAAAAGCCTATAAACAAAAAAGAAAAGCACCACTCTTTTAAGAATGATGCCTCTCAGATTTAACTTGCATTTTTAATACTTTAAGTAACCACATTAAAACGTGTTATAACAGTCTTTAAAAGCCATTAAAACGGGCTTTTACTTCGGTGTTAATAACAATTAAAGGCTATCAATAAATATTTCAATTTCATCATTATTGATTGTTTTATCTCCTGTGTTTCTGTAATTGTAGAAATCAATGAAAGCCTTTAACAGTTCGCCTTGCTTACTAACACCATCTAAAACACTATTATTTTTAAGTTTCTTTTCCAAGTAATCAATATACTTATCTTGCATTTTAGAGTAATTAGCAACTGGAACATCTGTCACTCCTTGTCTTCTACATTCTTTATCTGTTTGTTTTGGTCTTTTCATCTTAATAAATTTTTAAAAAATAACATTGTTTAGTTGTATCATTAACAAACATTAACTTCAATAGCACTATAAATATCTTTTGAATCTCTTAATAATAATGCTTTGTGCATAGCTTCTTCTTTGCTATCTGCTAATACAGTTAAACCTTTAATTATTTCATCATTACCTAAGTACGTTACATTAAAAGCACGTTTGTTAACACTAAATAAATCCAATAACTCCTTAGTACATTGGTCTATTTCGGTATTAGTTAAAATTGTCTTGAATAATATTTCAAATATTTTTTCTTCCATCGTTACAGTATTTATTTTTAACATTATAATCAATAGTCTTTAGCCATTCTATAAGCTACATTTTCAAAGTAATAACTTTCTACCAGCATATCGTATTTTTTCCACTTTCTTCTTCTAAAAAGAAACCAAAAAAAAACTATTATAAATTGTTTATTAGTTAAATTATCGCATGAGTTTAATTGATCTTTCATAGCTTTTTAACTATTTGTATCATGTCATCAGATAGCTTCCTTAGTTCTTCTAAAAGATCATCTATTAAAACATCTTTATTAGCTATTATATTTCTGTATTGTTTAATAGTATCATCTTGTGTTTTAATATGATATTCTAAACCTTCTATTTTGCTTTTTATGTACGTGTCCATGTGGTTATTTTTTACAAGTTAAATTATCTAATTCTTTTTTATAATAGTCTATTGTTTCATCTTTTTTTTTACAAACTTCTTTATATCCTATTATCATCTTTTCTAAGTGCTGGATGTAAGATTTCATTTCTTTTATTTTATCATTCATGTAATGTATTTTTATATTTAAAAAACGGGTAAGACTGGCTTCAAACTTACCCTAGCAAAATCGTATTAATAAACCAGTTTTAAAGAACGGTTTTAAATATTGCTAAAGATAAAATACATTACCGATATACCGAATAATAATTGCGCTATTAGTCTGTGGTTTCTTTCTTGTTCTTCTTTCATGTTTTTGTTTTAATTGTTCTTATCTTTAAAATCTGCTAAAAATTAAAATCATTGTCAAAGTGCTGAATAATAAAATGGCTAATTTATTTTTGTTTTCTAGTTCTAAGTTTTTCATGTTTTTTGTGTTTTTTATTTATACTACTTTTAATGGATTTGCTTTTTTTCTTAAATAAGCAGAACAAGCACTATGAGCAGTCATTCTCTTACAAAACAAATTTGTATAAACTTGTTTACCTTCTGAAAAAACAACATAATAAACTTTGTTTTTTGAATTAACACCTCTTCTTACTTCTGCTTTAAATCCTTTGTTAGATAATTTTAATATTGTTTTCATTTTCGTGTGTTTTTCGTTTGGTTATACTCAAAGATAAGATTAATTAAGTTACTAAACAAACATAGAATGAAAAAAGCTCACTCGAATGTTATTTTTATTTCAAAAAACACTACAAAAGCC